GTTCGCTACTCCCATAAGCGCGTCTTTAGTTGCTATGCGGAAGTCGCGAGAGGTGTTTAGTCGTGCAACATACGCGGTGTAACTTTGTGCTAACTTGTCTCGTTGTCTGGCGATTGCGATTAGAACAGAGTTTGTTTGGCTGGCTGTGGATTTTAGTTCGGCGGCAATCTGTTTGCTAAATAAGCCAATCTTTAAGCCGTCTGCAATTTTTGCGTTTACCGCATCGAACGAAGTGACAACCTGTGCCTCAAATGCACCAATCAATGTTGCAACTCTATTCAACGGCAAGGTGGCTCGCAAGATGCCGTTCATACCCTCCTGATAGGCATTAGCAGCCGTTCTAATGACATACAAACCCTCAAGTGACTTGTTTATGTCATCTACTCGTTTGGCAATGGTGGAGAGCTGTTGCTCGTAGCTTGCAGTTAATAGAGAAAGTTCTGCCGCAATTGATGAGTCAAATAATCCATCCTTCATGCCTTCTGAAATTTTCTCGTAGAAATTAGTAAAGGTGTCTGAAACTTCCCTCTCAAACTCGCCCCGCTTGTCCAACAACGCCCCAAACGGGTTAGCATCAGCAAACATAACCTTGAGCTTCTTCGTAAATTCTTCCGACTTAGCAACATAGTCCGCAAGTTCTGTGTTAAGTCTTGCTAGTGCGCTTTCGGCATCAACAACGGCTTGTTCAAGCTCGGCAACACCAGCTTCTGTCGAAGTGTAAAGTTTTTGAATTTTATCAATTGCATCGGCGGATTGAGCAATTAGCCTGCCATACACCGTTTCCCAATCACTTGCACCAAGAATTGCTTCAATAAACCCAACCCCAAGCCCCATCTTTTCAAGGTTTGTTTTTGCAGTAACCTTACGCATGCTTTCTTCAAGCCCAGCAATAAAGTCAGCAAAAGGGTCTGACTGTGCCATTGCACTTCCAATACCCTTCCCAATACCCTCGCCAAGACCCTCGCCAATCATTGTGCCAGCATCAAAAGCGGTTGGCACAGTAAATCCAGCGGTAGTCAAAGTTTTGTCAAGGCTTCCTATTGCGGCAGGAATGCTGTCAAAACCTTTCTTGAAAGATGCGCCTATGCCCGTCATGTCTATCCCAAGCAATTTTGCAAGCCAACCAAAAACAGGCTTCAGGACATTTTCCCATACCCAAGTAATTGCATTTGCAATTCCGTCAAACACACGCTCGAACATTTTTTGAATCTTGGGTAAATTGTTCATTACCCAATTGCCAAAGTTTTCCAGAACGGGCAGGACATAATCCTGAAATACCTGAGCCAAGCCGTTTACGATTGGCATGACTCGTTCTAAAATGACTTTTATCATGGCAACAAAAGCTGGAATGACTATACCCATAAGAACCTTGCCCAAGAAGTCCAAAATTGGGACAACCACATTGTTTAGGTGGTTAGCTAGAGTTGGCAGAAACCTTTCAACCAAAGGCAACACTTGAGCAACGAGGCTAGCAAACACCTCGGCTACTATTCCTACTGCTTTTACCAATGGCGGAAGAATCGTTTTGACCAAATTGCCGAAGGTGTCAGCCAGCGGTTTAATTATGTCAAACAATGGCTTTAGTGCATTTATTAGCTCAAGCAATGGAGTAATTAAATCAAAAGCTAGTTCGATTAGTGGCATAAATACATCAATCAAACTTGACATGATTGGCTCTAATGCTTCGCCAATCTGAACACCCATTTCTTTAGCACGAGTTTCCAAAGGACCCATTGCTTCAATAACATCCATAAAGAAACTTTGAAATTGCGAGAATACGGGTCCAGCAATGTTTGCGCCAACCCTTTGGAATGCTGCTTGCACATTCGCCATAGCACCTGTAACTGTTTCACCAGACTTTAGAGCCGCACCACCAATTTTATTATTGAGGGCTTCTTGAAGCATTACAGAACTTATTTGACCTTGAGCCGCCATTTTTCTAATGGCTTCTTCGGTATGTCCGAATTGTTCTCCAAGCATGGTGTAAATAGGGATACCCCTACCAGCCAACTGCATAAGCTCTTCATTAGACGCTCTGCCAGTAGTCGTGACTTGATTGAGGATATAACCCATGTCTTGCATGCTAGTTCCAGCAATGTATGCGGTGTCTGCGACTGTTTTTAGATAACCAGCTAATTCAGCTCCAGGTTCCACACCAGCGGCAACTGCTGTAGCGGCAACAGTAGCGGCTTCTGCCATGCCAAAGTAAGTGCCTTTTACTGCACCCAAAGCGTTTTCCATAATGAGTGAAACTTGTTCCGTGCTATTTCCCAAACCTGTAAGTTTTGCACTAGCGACTTCAATGTCTGATAATCGACTTACACCACTAGCTAATGTTCCAACAGCAGCGGCTACCGCAGTGACGCCCAGAGCTAAAAGCCCACCACCCACGCCTTTTGCTAACCCCTTGAAAAACCCACCTGTTTTACGAGTACCTCTGTCAGCAGATTTAGTAAGCTTTTCCATCTGACCAGTGGCTTTGTTCATCCCAGCATCGAAGTTGGCGGTGTTGGCACTTAGCTTTGCCATTACTTCAAATGTTGATGCCACTTTTAAGCTCCTCTAGAGTTGGCTTTGCGCCGCTCCTCTGGTTCAACGATTGTGAGTATCGCAAGCCATTCAGCCCACTCGCTTGCCGATAATGGCAAAAAGGCAGGGCTTCCGCGTTCAAGTTCTGTAACGGAACGCCCTAACCTTTCAGCTACTAGGAATCTGGCTCTTCGTTCGCCATCGAGGAGGATTTTTTTCCAGCCACCTCAATCGCATCATCAGTCAATCCTGAAATGCGTGAACCAACATCAACAATATGTTGAATTGCGGCAGCCGATTTTTGTTTTAATGTTGGGATGTCCGCCTCTGTAAAGAGTCTTTCCTCAGTTTCAGGGTCATAAGCACAGCCGATAAGAACGCCAACTGTAAATGCTTTGATGTCTGACTTCTTAGTTTCGGAGTCGTAGACCGAAGTAAGGAAGTCATCCTTAGCTCCGAGGCTAAAGCCTTTGACCAGAACTTCAACGCCCCACTCTGGAACTGATACCAGTTCGCTTGGGGTGTCGTTCGTTACTGCAAGAATCTTGTCGCGAAGGGACATTGTTGCTCCTTTGGTTTAGTAGGTGCTTATTGTAGTAGCGCCAGTTCTCTGGAACTCTACCGACAATGATACTACATCTCCTACAGGAACACTGATATCGAAACTCGTTACAATAACTTCTTGTGAGTAAGATTTGTAGCCGCTTGTGTTGCCCGCAGGTCCAAATCTTAGAGATGCAGAAGCGATTGTGCCGTCAATTAACGCAGCGATTGTGCCTTCAATGACCGTTGAGGTGGTTACATCGAACAACCCGCTTAGCGAGATGGTTGCGTCATTTAGACCTGTGATGTAAGTCTTAGCTGCCGAACCAAAGGTGGTGGTTTCTGCTGTTTCAATAGACTGACTAAACGAGAACTCGTTTGAAATGCTCGATAGTGCAGTAAGAGTGCCAGATGAGTTATCAAGTTCAAATGCGCCATTTTTTCCGTGTACGAATGCCATTAGTTAATTTCTCCTAGATAGTGATATTGAAAATGTAATGCTTCCACTCCCAGCGGGGGTGACTTGGTAGCGGAGGTAACGATTTATTGTTCCCGTTGCTGTTTTTGATTCGCTTGTCAAGGTCGCTATTGCTACCGAGGCAAAAGTAATCAAATCTGCATAGGTTATATCGTCTGCCGAGTGTTGAACTTTGATTACTGTTGCAGCATCCATCGAGTTCGCAGTTACATGAACATTAGACGATGTCCCAGCAGCGGTAGAAGCGGTGTTGTCTATTCCAGTTCCATTTGCGCTTGCTGTTGCAGTAACCGCTCCACCGAGGATAAGTCCGTTTCGCAGACCGCCAGTTACCTGAAATTCGCCAGAAAGAGCTACTACATCTGATACTGGTGTTGTAATGTCGTAGGAAGTTTGCTTCGCTTGTGCCATTACGCAACTGTTTCCTTGTGTAAGTCCGCCGTCTTGTGCAAGCGTAATTACCGTTGTAGAACCGTTGGCGATAATGTCCTCGAACACTTCAGCTACTGCATCTGATGAGCCATCAAACATTCCGCTAAACGAAATAGTTCCATCGTTCAATCCAGTAATGTAAGTTTTAGCCGAGTTGCCAAAAGCAGTAGTTTCAGCCGTTTCGATTGTCTGGCTTGAACTCATCTCATTGAAATACGAAGATAGGTCATAGCTTGAAACCAAGGCACGACCATTCTTGCCGTGTTTAAAGCTCATCTGCTACCTCTTTCTTTACTGTCGTCTGCTTGCTCTTTGGTGCAACTTGATAAGAAGTCACAGGGGCAGGTTTGATGATGCCCGACTCAAGCAACCAAGGCACAGCGTTTTTTGGCAAGTCGTTGACCACTTCGCCAGCCTCAGCTCGGTTCTTAGGTGGGTAATCGATGCCCTGTATAATGATGTATTCGTTGTTTGCCATAAAGTCCTCTTTTCTAAGGTAGTGGCAGGGTTTTTTAGATGGCTACTAACACGCCCACACTATTCGGCGTAACCACATTCAAAGCAATAAGTTTTACTTCCGCCCATAGTGTCGATTTGGCGAATGTCTGGATGTGTGCATGGTTGGGTCGGGTCAATAATTGTGTCTGCAAGCTGCTCAGGCGGCTCAGGGTCAATGCTTCTTGAGATAACCTCCCTGAGTGTTTCTATGTTGGCTACAATGCCGTCAAGGGCTAATTGCAAGCGGTCTGCTTCTTGTCTATACATAAGTCACCTCGAAATTGCAGGTAAATTCGTAGGCAAGTTGTTCATCATGTCCCAAAGCAATAATGCTGCTTATCGGCTTGACCCTAAGAAATGTAATTCCAGACAACGATTCATTAGCAATCAATGACAAGCTGTTTTGAACATTCGTTATTTGAGTCAATGGGGTTGTGTAATCTTCGACTGGACCTACAACTTTTACCTGTAAAGATGGCTGATGTATGGCGATGCCGCTTGATTGAGTTTCAACCACACCTCCTGCATATTGAGTCAGAAGTGTTGCTGTTGATGATGTAGTAGGCATTACCCCAACAAACAAGTTCGTTCCCGCTGTGCCTAAGCTTTGTGTTTGAAGGTAAGTTGCTAATGCAAGAATCCAATTCATTAACTTAATATCCTTTCTACGCGTTTCAAGAGGTTTTGACGAAAGTTACTTTTCCGTGCCATTAGTGGTTCTTCCAGATATTTCGCCTGTTTACCCTCTTTGTGGTTATAACTTAGATTTTCGTGTTGTCTCAGAGCGTAAGCACTAGCCGCGCCGCCATAACCGAAAACAATCTCAACCCCATTACCAACTTCTTTCGCGGGAAGAATTTGACCCGATGCTCTAAGCGTTCCTGTGTCAACTGGCACAATTCTCTGAGAATCCCTAAATATAATCTGGGCTTCTTCGGTAACGGCTTGTTTGACCGCAGGTATCGCTCTTGCACCCGCTTTAGCCAAAATCGCGAGCAACTCGTCTGCGCCTATAAGTTCAATCTTAAACTCTTTAGCCATTACGCTGTCATTTCTACGCTGGTGTGATGAGATGATACTTCATCAAAATAAGTTGTCACCCTTGCGGCTTTGAAAGTAATACCCTCAACAACCACAATGGCATCGTCTTGAACATCGTAAACGCCATCCATAATTATGTTTGCTGAATAGCTGACCGCGCTTGCGCTGTCTGGCGTGAATTGGTCAGTCCTGTTTAGGGTCAAATGACAATTGAAGGCGGTGCTTGCTCCACCGATTCTTTTTCCATAAACATCTCTTGATGAAATGTTCTGGAATGTGCCAGCGGTAATCATTAAGTCTTTTAGTGCTTGATTGATTGGCATATTGTCCCCCTACGGAACGAGTTCGTCAAACTGCTTCAACTTAAACTGACTTACGGTGCTAACAAAATAAGGCGAGCCGAGGTTGTCTTTTTTACCCAATCGCAATTTGTCAGATAATTTTTGATACCAATTCGCGGTTTCTGCGTATTGTGTAGACAAAGACAAGTCACCAACGCTCTTGCTTGTTATCGCAGCTTCTTTGCCATATTTAATGCCAATAATTGAAGCCGCCTCAGACGCAGAAATGTAAATCTGGTTGCCATAAGTAATCAGCAAATAAGCTATTTCTTCGTCTGTAACGCTGAAAGTCGAACTAACGGTATCTTGAATCAGAAATCTAATTTCATCTGTCAAGCTTGGAAAAACACCTGCAACAGGCGCGGCGTAAGTAAATGTCATTTTGTCTCCTTAATAAGCAACCCCCCACCCTAGAGTGGGCAGGGGGCGGCTAAGGTTAGCTAATTATGCTACTGCGGTTGCGAAATAAGCTCCGAGGTCAGCGGCAACAAGCTTGTTGGCGAAAGCGATTTGGCTCTCAACATAAGTAGCGGCGTTCTGCTCTAGTCGGTACTGCTTTGTTCCCACAGTTAGACCAAGACCTTCAGAAACACCACGCCACTGGAAACAATATCCAGCAGAAGGCATTAGTAGACCTGGGTTTGGTGCGGAGTGAACTAGAAGTGCTGACTTGCCAAAAGCAAACGAGAACGCGCCCGTCTGTCCTTCAACGGCTGTGTTCTTGACTGCCTTAGCAACAAGAACTTCTTCTAGACCAAATAGCTGAGCTAGATACTGAGTGTCTGGAACATCACGACCTGTGTACTTTACGCGGTCAATGATATCTGGGTGATTGCGAAGAACTGAATACACTTCGTATCCAAGAACCAACTTGTTGGCTTCAAATCCAGTTGTGCTAAGGATTTGAGTCTTTGCTGTTTCGATATCATCGATTGGGTCAGAGTTAGCGGTGTCAGACCATTGCTTAAACTGTCCAGAAGAAGGAGCGCCAGCAACACCAGTGTAATCAGTTCCCCAAACGCTTGTGGTTACATAGTCGGTTACGAACTGTGTTTCCATGCGGTTTAGGATTAGCTGAGCGGTGAACTTTGCTGCATCACGAAGTGGGTCGAGAGGCGAATCAAAGTTTGCCATTATCTGGTCGCCGATTGCCTTCTTGACTGCGTAGACATCTGCGTAGTAGCTATCGGTGGTTAGACCATAGCCAGAAGTAACTGCCTCAGCGCCGTCAGCACGAACTCGCGCATCGTCTCTGAACCAATCTTCTTTGGTGTACTTGAAATACAAATCAGACTGCTTATCAACAGGAACAATAGGGAATACCTTGTTCGCAATAAAGTTGTCTGCTGCCTGAATGTAAGCCACAGATGAATTGGTTAGAATTGCATCTACATGGACTTGCGATAGGGTTGGGTTAGTCATTTAGTTCA